CGCACCTCGGACCTGTACCTGTGGGAAGGCGCGATCCAGACCCGCGTCCTCACCGAGGTCCTGTCCGGCACGCTGCAGGTCCGGTTCCAGGTCTACCGGTACGCGGCGTTCATGGGCAACCGGCTCCCGAAGGCGATCTCGATCGTCTCCGGCACCGGCATGATCCCGACCTCCGGCTACTGATCGGCGGCCTGACGATGCCTGATCTCATCGCCGAACTGGCGGGCTACCGCGCCGAGCAGGCGCGGTACGCCCGCGAGGGCCGCACCGACCGGGCCGCAGCGGTCCGCGAACAGGCGGCCAAGGTCGCCGCCACAATCGGCGTCGAAGCCGACAAGCTCGACGCCAAAGCCGGCGGCCACGAGGACGACGGCCAGGACCTGCTCGCCGTGCGGGCCCGGATCGGGGCGAAGCGGCTACGGGCCGCGCTCGCCGACCTGGGCGAGCCGGAGGCCGCCGTCGACGCCACGCCGCGGGAGACCGCGACGCCGAAGAGGGGACGGGCCTGATGCCGCTCGTATCCGGGGGCTACCCCGTCAAGAACCCGCAGTGGGTGTCCAACGGGCAGCCTGCCGTGTTCCGTGAGAGCCTGCCACTCGGCCGGCTCCAGACGACCAGCAACCTCACCGCGCTCACGTCGGGCGTCATGACGTCCGTGGCGATCCCGCTGCAGGCCGGTGACGTCGTCACCAACCTGACGTTCGTGTCCGGTGCGACCGCGGCCGGCACGCCGACGGCGTGGTGGTTCGCCCTCTACGACACGTCGTCTACGCCGGCTCTGCTGCGGCAGACCGCCGACCAGACGACCACGGCGTGGGCGGCGAACACCGTCAAGACGGTGGCCCTGGCTACCACGTACACGGTCCCCACGACCGGCGTGTACTACGCCGCGGTGATGGTCACGGCCACCACGGCGCCGACTCTGGCCGGCCTGACGATCCAGAACGCCGCCACCGCCGGGGCGGTGATCTCCGGCCAGTCGGTTCTCGCGCGCACGTCGGGTTCGTCGCTGACCACCACGGCGCCGTCGACGATCGCCTCGCCGACCACGGTCGCGACCGTTCCGTACTGCGTCGCCACCTGACGCATCCATCGATCGAGGGCCGGGCCGTATCTGCGGTTCGGCCCTCTGCCGTGACAGGAGGTTCGGGTGGCCAACGAATACGCGGCCCTGGCCGAGCTGAAGCGCGCCCGCAAGATCCCACTGTCGGACACCGCCGACGATGCCGCGCTGACCCGGGCGCTGACCCGCGCATCCCGGGCCATCGACAAGCGGACCGGCCGCCGGTTCTGGCTCGACGACTCGGCCACCATTCGTACCGGCGCCACCCGCGGCCAGGTCGTACCGGACGACGGCGACGGCGAACTGCTGATCCTCGCCGACATCGCATCCGTGGCCGGTCTCGTCGTCGAACTGGGCGACGGCGCCACCTGGACCGCGGTAACCAACTACTTCCCCGAGCCCGACAACGCCCTGCTCGACGGGCGGGCAATCACCGGCCTACGCCGCGACCGAGGCATGTGGTGCACCTCGCGCCGGTGGCGGGTCACCGCGGTGTGGGGCTGGCCGGCCGTGCCGGACCCGATCGCCGAGGCCTGCGTGCTGCTGGCGAACCGGCGTTTCGTGCGCCTCTCGTCCCCGGAAGGTGTCGCCGGATGGGGCACCGACGGGGCGATCCGGGTCTCCCGGTTCGACTCTGACGTCGAAGATTTGGTCGCCCCGTACGTCCTGCCCGGATTCGCGTGACGCCATGACCTTCAACCTCGGACTGATCATGGATGAGGTGGCGTCGGTCCTCGGCGGCGTCGACGGCATCGACCGCACGTTCGCGTACCCCGTCGACACCGTCACGCCGCCGGCCGCGATCGTCACCTACCCCAGCGCTCCCGGCATCCGGTACATGCAGACGTACGGCCAGGGCGAGACCTCGATCCCCGACCTCGAAGCGCACCTGATCGCCTACCGCGTCACCGATCGGGTGGCCCGCGACACGGCATCGGCATGGACCGCGAACGCCGGCACCGAATCCGTCGTGGCGCGCCTCGAAGCGCACACGTGGACATCGTGCGACTCGGTCACCGTCACCGGCTCGGAATTCGCCGTGCAGCAGGTCGGGAGCGAGCAGTTCCTCGACGTGATCTTCCATCTCGACATCACCGGACCGGGAGCGTAAGCCGATGGCAACCACGCTGAACACCACCATCACGGCGCAGATCAGCGCCACATACAAGAACCTCCTGGACCTCGGGACTCCGACGGACACGTTCCTGAAGAAGACGTTCATCGAGCTGGCGAACGGCACGTCGGCGGCGAGCGCGGACCTGATGTTCCACGACCAGCGGACCCTGTCTGCGTCCGCCACCGAGAACCTCGACCTCGCAGGCAGCTTGGCCAACCCGCTGACCGGCGCGACGATGACATTCGTCGAGATCCGCGCCGTCCTGATCAGCGCGGCCAGCGGCAACACCAACAACGTCCTGTTCTCGCGGCCGGCCTCCAACGGCGTCACGCTGTTCAGCGCTGCGGGCGACGAGATCAAGGTCCCGCCGGGTGGCGTGTTCATGTGGGCGTGCGGCGCGGACGGTGCGATCGCGGTCACCGCGGGCACCGGGGACATCTTCACCGTCACCAACTCCGGTGCGGGCACGTCGGTGACCTACGACGTCGTCATCCTCGGCACTTCGGCCTGATCGGGAGATAGACCATGGCACGCAAGCACTCCAAGCTGACGGTCATCCTGGTGGCCGGCAACAACATCTCCGCCGACTGCACCGACTCGACGTGTGAGCAGTCGTCCGGCACGGAGGACACCACCACGTACGGCAAGAACGCCGTCGTGAAGGACCCGACCCTGCTCGACGGCGTCTTCTCCTGCGGCGGCAAGTACGACAGCGCCGCAACCGGTCCGCGGGCTGTCCTGAAGCCACTCGTCGGCACCAAGGTCAACGTGAAGTACAGGCCGGAGGGGACCGGTGCCGGGCTGCCGCAGGACAGCTTCGACGTCGTGATCACCAAGTACACCGAGTCCGCGCCCGTCGCCGGCTACCGCCTCTGGACCTTGGAGACGGAATGCTCCGACGTGTGGGACTCGACGGCGCAGGTCTGACGTGGCCCGGCAGGTGAAAAAGGAAGAGCCCGACATGAGCATGTACGCAAGTTTCGACGACCTGATGGCCGTCCCCGCCGCTGATCAGTACGAGCAGTACGCGCTGCCGTCAGGGAAGTTGGTCAAGATCAGGCCACTGACTCGGGCTGAGCATCTATGGATCGGAAAGGGCACCGAGGACGCGGACGAGATTGAGGCGCGGATGATCTCCAAGGCGCTGATCGAGCCGACGTTGACGCTGGATCAGGCCAAGAAGTGGCAGAAGGCCGCGGCTAGCGCCGACGTCTCGGCGATCACGGACAAGATCCGGGACTTGTCCGGGTTCGGGCAGGGCGCCGACAAAAGAGGCCTACGAGCGGTTTGAGAACAACCCCGACGTCGAGTTCGACTTCATGCTCGCTCGCAAGCTCGGATGGCGCTCGGTAGCGGAGATGCGGGCGGGGATGAGCGCGCGCGAGTGGCTGGAGTGGGGCATCTACTTCGCCCGCCAGGCGCAGTAGCGGCAGATGGCGATGGGGGCAGGTGAGACCTGATGGACGAGATCAAAATCCAGGTCGGGGGCCTCACCGCCCTGAACAAGGGCCTCAAGGCGATCGACGCGGGCGCCCCGAAGCAGCTTCGTCTCGCGCTCAACTCCGCCGCGAACATGCTCGTCGACAAGGCCAAGCCGGGCATTCCCGCCGTCACCGGTGCGGCCCGGGGCAGCGTGAAAGCCGCCTCGACGCGAACTTCGGCCAGGGTCAAGGCGGGCGGCGCGCGCGCCCCGCACTTCGCCTGGCTCGACTTCGGTGGCGAGGGCAAGCGCCGCGGGCGCCCGCCGGCCCGCACCTTCATCCCCGGCGGCCGGTACATCTATCCCGTCCTGGCCGACATCAGGCCACAGATCGAGGCGGAACTCAACGCCTCCATCCGGGCCGTGATCGCCGACGCCGGCCTGGAAGAGGGGTAGACGATGGCCGGGAACACCGTAAGCCTCGAATTCGCGGGCGACGCCACCAAGCTTCAGCAGGCGGCGAAGAAGGCTGACGCAGCCCTCACCGAGGTGGGGGACTCGGCGAAGAAGACCGGCCAGGATGCCGGGGACGGGGCGGCGGGAACGTCGCGGCTGACAGACCGGCTCGGGTCGCTGGGCGCTGCCACGTCGGGCGCCACCGACGCCATCGACACCCTCGGCGGTGGCCTGCAGGCCGTTGCCGACATTCAGGACTTCGCCCGTCAGCGGGCCCAGCGCCTCGAGCAGGCTCAGGCGGATGTCGAACAGGCGATGACGGATACGCGTCAGGCCGCGATCGACCTTGAGCAGGCGCAGCGTGACCTGACGCAGTCCAGCCTTGACCTCGGCCAGGCAGAGCTTGATCAGACTCAAGCCGATCAGGATCGCGAACAGGCGATCCTGGACGTGAAGAAGGCCCAGGACGAATACAACAAGGCCGTCAAGGAACACGGTGCGAAGTCCGACGAGGCCAGGCAGGCGGCGCTTGACCTGTCTCAGGCTGAGCAGGACAAGTCCCAGGCGCTGTTGGATTCCAAGCAGGCCACGGCGGACTACAACCAGGCGCTCACTGATCAGAAGCAGGCCACCGAGGACGGCAAGCAGGCGAACATCGACGCCCGGCAGGCGCAGATCGACCTGAACGACGCCCTGCACGAAGCGAACCCGTCAGCGATGCAGGATGTCGCCGATGTGATCGGCGTGGTGACCCCGCTGCTGTCGGCTGTCGTCGGGGTGATGGGGCTGGTGACCGCCGCCCAGTGGCTGTGGAACTCCGCGCTGCTCGCGTCCCCGATTACGTGGATCGTGCTCGGCATCGCCGCCATCATCGCGATCATCGTCGTCATCGCCACCAAGACGACATGGTTCCAGGACCTTTGGCGCGTCACGTGGGGCGGCATCAAGGCGGCGGCGTCGGCCGTCGGATCCTGGTTCTCCGACACCCTGTGGCCGAAGATCCGCGGCGCATGGGAGGCGATCACCGGCGCGGGCAAGAAGGCGTATGAGTGGATGAAGGCCCTTCCCGGTAGGGTCGCATCGGCCTTCTCCGGAATCGGTGAGGCCATCGCCCGGCCCTTCCGTTCGGCGTTCAACGCGGTCGCCAGGGCGTGGAACAGCACCGTCGGCAGCCTCTCCTGGACTGTGCCCGACTGGATCCCCGGCATCGGCGGCAACCACATCTCCGCCCCCCGCCTGTCCACGTTCCATTCCGGCGGCAGGGTGCCCGGCATGCCCGGCCAGGAAGTGCCGATCATGGCGCTCGCGGGCGAGCAGGTTTCGGCCGCCGGTACGGGCGGCCAGGGGGAGCCGATCCGCGTGACGGTGATGATGGATTCACGGGTCCTGGTCGACGCCGTCGCCGATGGTGTCGCGCGGCGTGGCGGGCGTGGCCCGAACGGCGTCCAGTTCGTCCTCGGCGGTGGCCGCGGATGAGCGCCGACGTCAAGTTCGAGATCCAGATCGACGGCACGTGGAGTGACCTCGTCAAGCGCGACCAGGTGCGCGCCGCGCAGTCGATCACGATCAAGCGCTCTGCCGCCGGCATCGGGGAGGCGCCACGACCGGCCTCTGTCGCCGCCCAGCTCGACAACACCTCCGACGATCTGCGGCCGTCGAATCCTGAGAGTCCCATCTACGGGACCGCCGGCGTGGGCACGCAGATCAGGGTGTCCAGGGGCGGCGAGGTTCGCGGATATGTGCAGGCGCAATCGTGGGTGGCGGACGAGACGTCCGACTTCCGTGCCACCCCGAAGCGCGGCGCCGCATGGGTGAACGTGACAGGCGCAGGCCTGCTGCAGCAGGCCATGTCCGGCCCGAAGCTGGAGTCGCCGTTCACCCGGTACGCGAAAGCACGCCCGACGCTGGTCGGGCTCTGGCCGTGCGAAGAGCAGTCAGGCGCCACTGCCCTGGCGAACCTGGTGGCCGGCGGGGCACTCGGGCGCATCTTCGGCAGCCCGACGATCGGCTCGGACGAACGTCCGCTGGGCGCGGAGAGCAGCATCCAGACCACATCCGGGTCGAGCCTCCGCGGAACGTTCTCGGCGTATTCCGGCTCGACATCGTGGCGCATCGGTTTCCAGGCGAAACTCGCCGGGGCCGGACTGACGGCGTCTTATAATCCGATCTTCACGTGGTACGACTCGGCGGGACGCCGGTGGACGTGGGAGATCAACAACGTCAACCATGCGATCCGTGTGCTCGATTCCGACGCCGGGGCAATCTCGTTCGAAGTATTCACCCGCAGTTCGGAGCTGACGGACTGGGGATACTTCAGCATCTACGCCGTGGTTGCCGCGGGAACCCTCACCTACACGGCCGAGGTGTTCACACAGGCATACGGCGGCGAGGGGATCGTCAAAACCTTCTCGTCGACGACGACAGGATCCCTTCGCAACTTCGAACGGCCGGACAACGCCTACACCCTCGACGGGAACTACTGCCAGATCCACGGCCTCGCCGACGCCGGCGACGTCGGATCGGACACCCTGGCATTCCTCGGCCACCAGGACGAGCCCGCCGCATGGCGTTTCGCGCGGCTCATGGAAGAACTCGGCTTCGCATGGTCCTGGGTCGGCGACCCCGACGACTCGATGCCGATGGGCCCCCAGCAGGCCGACACCGTGGGCGAGATCCTGCGCGAGATCCAGGACAGCGAAGACGGGCTGATCTTCGACAAGCGTGACGCGCTGGAGATCGTCATGATGACGAGGGTCGCGCGGATCAACCAGACCGCGATGCCGGTCAACGTCCGTGACCTCACCGCCAGGCCGCGCGAGGTCATCGACTCGGCGATCGCGAACACGGTGACGGCATCGAACCGGCTCGGCGCGGAGTCGGTGGCAGTGGACCTCTCCGGCCCGCTCGGAGTGACCGCCAAGGGCGTGATGGAGGACGAGGCGAAAGTCAACGTCTACCCCGACCGCCTACTCGACCAGCTGGCGAACTGGTACCTGAGGCGCTGGACGGTGAATCAGCCGCGCTACCCGACGGTGAGCGTGAAGCTGAACGCCCTCGACGCCGCCAGGCAGGCACAGCTCAGGGCCCTCGACATCGGAGACGTGATCGAGCTGACGGGAGTGCGCGCCGACACGGTGCGGGTGCACATCGTCGCGATCGACGAAGTGGTCGGCTGGCCGAACGAGCACATCCTGACGTTCACGTGCGAGCCCGACGACCTGTTCAATTCCGGCGTCTACGACACGGCCCGGTACGACTCTTCCTCGACGACCCTTGCCGCGGTGGCCGAGATCGGCCAGACCTCGCTGTCGCTGTCCACCGTGCAGCGCGGCGATGTGTGGTCGACGACGGCCGTCCCGTACCCGATCACCGTGTCCGGCCAGAGGCTCATGGTCACCGCCATGACTGCGGCATCGGGTACCGGCCCGTACACCCAGACCGCCACGGTGACGCCATCGATCAACGGGGTCCGTAAGCGCCTCTCGTTGGGCGCAGAGGTGCATGTCGCGGTTCAGGCTCGCTACGCGCTCGGGGAGGCATGATGGCTGCCGGTGACATCATCTACGCGGCCGATTTCGACCGGCCGTTCTGCCGTCTCGTTCAGCAGTCGGCGCAGTCGATCGGCACGTCGGACACGCCGCTCACGTTCGGCGCGTCCTCGGAGAACTACGACCCTTTCAGCCTGCACGACGAGGTCACGAACAACACGAGGATCACGGTCGACCGGGCCGGTATCTGGCTGGTCAAGGGCACCGTGTTCCTGAGCGCGTCGACAACCCCGACGGCGCTCACCGCAACGATCTCGGTCAACGGTGCCGTGCAGCCGGCCCGGTCGAGGTCCAAGCCAGCCGCGACGAACGTGAGCATGTCGCAGGAGGTAACCGAAATCCTGTCGCTCGCCCTCGGTGACTACCTCGAGTTGCTCGGCACGTCGACCGGCGGGGCCGTCAACTCCAACGTCGGCGGATCGTTCGCGTCGACGCTCATGGCCCGCTACCTCGGCCCCTCGTAGAAAGGATCGCCATGCGCGTTCTCTGGCTGCCCACCGTCCTGCGTGCGGCTGGCCTGACGGTGCACGAGGTGGCCGGCTGGAAGACCCGCGGCGCCGACAGCTTCGGCCCGGTCCGGGGTATCACCTGCCACCACACGGCCGGGTCGCGGACGTCGTCGGACGCTGGCGAGATCGGCGTTCTCGTCAACGGCCGGCCCGGCCTGTCCGGCCCGATTGCCCAGCTGTACCTGTCGCGCACCGGCGACTGGCATGTGGTGGCGTCCGGCCACTGCAACCACAACCTCGTCGGCTGGGCCGGCCCCAACGAGGGCTACGGCAACGACAGCCTGCTGGGGGTCGAGGCGCAGCACGCCGACGGTGAGCCGTGGACGGACCGGCAGTACGACAGCTACGTGCGCGGCGTGGCCGCCCTGGTGCGGCATGAGGCGTCCGGGTGGGACGTCACCGTCGCCCGGGTCGCCGGCCACAAGGAACACCAGCCGGGCGCGAAGAGCGACCCGAGTTTCGACATGACCGCGTTCCGGACGCGGGTCCGCGCGGAGATCGACGGATGGGAGGACGGCGGCATGCTGATCCGCAAGGGTGACACAGGCGAAGAGGTCAAGTTCTGGCAGTACGTCCTCGGTGACGTCGGCTACAGCCCCGGCGAGGTGGACGGGGACTACGGCGCCAAGACCGAGGCGGCCGTCAACGCGCACCGCAAATCGCTGGGCCAGGGCGCCCTGACGTACATCTCCGGCTATCACGGGTTCGCGCTGCTGCGGGCCATGATGGACCGGCGTGCGGGCAAGCCGGGCCCGGCAGGGGCCTCAGGTCCGCAGGGGCCGGTGGGCCTGAAGGGTGACCGGGGTCCGGTTGGCCCGGCGGGTGTCCTGTCCGGCGAGCTGGCCGTGACCGGTGGCCGCCTCACCGTCGAGGCCTCCGGCGCGAATGAGTGAGCGAGCGCAACACCCCAACGCCGCCAGCCACCCCTGGCCGATGGACCCTCGTGCGGGATATCGCGTCGTGGGTGCTGGGCTGGGCGCTGATCGGCTACGAAGTGCTGCTCCAAGACCAGATTCGCGAGCCGGTGCTGCTGCTCGCCGGGGCGGTAGTCGGGGTACCGGGTCTGGCGCTGGGCGCGTCGTCGGTCGCGGAAGCGGTGCGGTCCCGCGCTGGTACGCCTGGACCGTCCGGGTCATCTCCGGTGGCTCCGTCGCCGCCGTCGCCGCCATCATCCTGATCTCGCGGGGGCTGGGGTGACAGGCCGGATCGAGTCCCTCACTGATCTTCGCCCCGGCGACATCATGTTCGGCCCGATCGGCGGCCTGGTCCCCGGCCTGGTTCCGGTCGGCGTCGGGCAGCTGCTGCTCGGCGAGGTGTTCCGGGCGGGTCGCCTGTCGGTCCGGCACGTCGGCATCGTCGTCGAGGCCAGCCAGCACCTACCGCCCGGAACGATCTACAAGGGCCAGACGTACGAGACCGGTGTCATCACCGCGCCCCGGCTGGTCCAGGCGATGCCCGGCGGCGCGGAGGAGATCGAGCTGCGGACCGGCACGCACTGGACGCCGCGGCATGCGTACCTGCGGCTACCGGAGGACTACCCGGGCCAGGCCGCCGACGCCGCGGCGATCGCCCGGCTGATGGTCGAGGTCGGCACCCCGTACAGCTTCGCCTCGTACGCGTCGCTGGTGCTGTGGCGCTGGGGTGTCCGGGTCGATCGACTGGAGCGCTGGATAAACCGCCGCCGCGAACCGCGGTGGTTCCGGACCAACCGCCAGGGCGGCAAGATCGAGAAGCAGATCGCGCTGCCGGTTGAGGCGATCTGCTCGGTGCTCGTCGACCAGGCGTGGACCCTCGCGGGCAAGGACGTCATGCCGAACACCGCCGAACAGGCCGTCACCCCCGGCGCGCTCGCCAACCAGCTGTGGCGCACACCCGGCGTCACCTGGGGCAGCCTCGGCCTGGCGTAGCCTCGGGGTATGCACATCGACCCGGACGCGCTGCGCTGGCGGGACCCACCGCCCGACCTCGGCGTGGTCGCGGGCGACGTCATCCATGTCCGGTTCCTCGATGGGTCCACGGATCACCTGCTCGTCATGGACGTCGAGGACGACGGGCTCACCTGCAACTACTCGACGCTCTCCGGCAACGAGTTCGCCGCGCCTCTGTAGCACCACAGGCGCACCACGGATCCCCATGACGACAGCGCCCCACCTGCCCTTCTTCGGGCGGGTGGGGCGCTTCTCTGCGTCCAGGGTCAGTTCCGAGGCGTCGCCACCACCGCAAAGAAGATGATCGCAGCCGGGATCACCATCAGGTAGCCAAGAATCAGCCCCGCTACCGCCTGGCCGCGCCCACCACGCTCCCCGGTCTCGGTGTGCGACAGGCCGACATGCCCGGCGATCACCGCCAGAACGCACGGCACCGCCATCAGGCACCAGCCACCGAATAGGCCCAGCAGGCCGAACACCAGCGACGCTGTCGCCCATCCCGACGTCGGCACCACCCGCTGGATGGACACCATCTGTTGCGGCGGATATTGCGGGGCATACCCGTACGGCTGAGGCTGCGGCGCGTACTGCTGCGTCGGGTAGTAGTTGGCCGGAGATTGAGGCTGGGGCTGATACGGGCCGGGCAAGACGGGCGGCTGTGGCGATGCCGGCGACGTCGGCTGCGGCGGCCACCCCGGCGCGGTGTACCGGCTCTCTGGGCCCGGCTCGTCCGGGGCGGGCGGGTAGGACACGGCGGCTCCCGGCAGGGTGGCGGATGGGTGCCCTCAGGGTGGGGCGGCAAGTCAAGAGCATGGATCGCCGCGGCCCGCCGGGGCCAGTGTGGACGGATGATCGTCGCCGATGTCCGGCCGTTCGGGTGACCCCGTGGCTCAGGCGTCGGTCCGGTCGCGGGTCTCACGGATGGCCCGCTTCGCCGTCGCCTCGCTGACGTCGTGCGCCCCCATGATCTCCCGGACCCAGTCAGCGTACGAGCCACCGCCGGCCACGAGCCGGTCGGCCATCTCCTCACGCGTCTCGTCCTCGCCCTCGTCGTCCAGGTCGAGATCGATGTCGGCGGGCGGCTGCCACCGGCGGACCAGGATCGACCCGTCCGGCATCCGGTACCGGCCCTCCGGCAAGGTGTCATCGTCGGTGTCATCCAGTGTCAGATCGCCTGTTTCCCCTGGTGTCATGTCGGTGTCAGGCCCTTCCAGTGGGGGAGGGGAGGGGTCGCGCAGACTCATCCGCCACTGGTGTGTGGCGACCGCCAGGAACGCGATCCCGGCAGCGACCAGCAGGCCGACCAGGTGCGCCCATCCGGCAGGCGCGGCTTCGACGGCGTACATCAGTTACCTCCGAGCAGGAAGCCGGGCAAGGGTGCGAACGCGTCGGCGAGCAGCTCGTTGGTCCCGGAGGTGAGGTCGCCGATCCAGCCGAGCGGGACGTCACCGAGCAGGCCGATCGTCACCGCTACCGCCCAGAGTTTCCAGTTGATCGCCCACACCCCCGACGGGGGGAAGTTGACGGTGGCGAGCCGGCCGAGCCGTTTGGACGCCTTGGCGGGCAGGATGCAGCCGAGCCCGTACAGCCAGACGGCGCCGACGAAGATCCCGACGACCGCGGCGGCCGAGGCCCCGGCGATGTAGGCGTTGCCGGTCTGGTCCAACGCCCACTGGATGACGCCGGTGAGTCGCTGCAGGGTCCAGGCGTCGAGCTGGGAGCCGTTGAAGCCCTCATAGACGGCGGGGATGGCCATGAGGAACGCCAACCGGTCACGGAGCCAGTTCGGGCCGATGCTGACGTAGTCGACGACGACGGCCAGCAGCAGCAGCACGGCAACGCCGGTCGGGGACATCTCGTGGTGCATCAGGCCACCACATCCAGGACCGGACGGCCGCTGTCCAGGTCGCAGACCTTCATGACCGGGTGGTCCATCGGCTCGTTCGCGATCCGCCCGAGTTCGACGAGGGCGACGAGCTGCCGGTCGAGGATGGCGTTCATGGTCGGCTGGTCGAGGTCGACGTCGATGACGAACCGGTTGTTGTGCAGCACCTCGTACTGCCCGTCAAAGATCCTCAGCCGGTAGCGCTTGAGCGCCATCGTCGGCTCCTTCCGTGTCGGTGGTGGGCGGGATGGTGTCCTGCTCCATGCGCCAGCCGGTGTAGAGCAGGGCCCCACCGGCGGCGGCGATGCAGGCGGCGATCAGCTCGGGGCTCACTTGCGGATGCAGCGGTCGCCGTCGGCGAGGGTGGCGGCCTCGATCAGGCGGACGCCGATCATGCGGGCCTCGTCCGGCGACATGGGCCGGTCCGGCACCCGCGCGGAGATGGTGCCCGCCTCCGGGTGCGCCTGGACGTCGGTGTCGGCGCCGAGGATGTCGGCGACCATCGTCGACTGCCGCAGCGTCCAGCGGGTGTAGGTGCCTCGCATCGCATGTCCCTTTCGTGTGCTGTTAACGGTCGTTCGGGCAGGGTGTGAGCTGCGGAAACATATTCCTATATGGTCCGTCGGATATAGGAACCATAAGGGTCGTTAAGGCATCGGTTGATAACCGCCACGGGGCCCCGGACGTGGGCCGACGACATGGTCCTGCCACCCACCTCCAGGCCGCGCGGACGGCTTTGCCGGGAAGGCCGACGACATGATCCAGCCCCACCAACCCGGTGCGTCTCACTGCGAGACCCCACCATATGGCCGCCGTCAGCATTGTGTCAACGCGAGACACAGCGGTAACCTCACGACCATGACCGACACGACCACCGAACAGCGAAAGGCCGACATGCTCGACCTACTCGCCACCAACGCCGAGGTCACCCGCGTACTCCACGTCACCACCGAACACAGGACCTGGCAATACATCCGTCAGGCGCGCAGTGCCGGCATCCCCGATCACCTCATCGCCAAGGCGTCCGGGGTGTCGCGTGCGCAGATCTATCGTCGCCTCGGGAACCGGTCGGGTGCGGCGGTTGACACCCCCATCCCATCGGCGTAGCGTCTCGCGGTGAGACGCAAAGCGAAGGAGTTGGAGAGGCCCAGCATGTACCCGCAGCGCTGCCGCCGCACCAAGCCGCACGCCGCACACCGGGTTCCGCCGCGCGGCACCCGCACCGGGTTCGACTGCCCCGGCCCGCTGTCCGCCGCCGAACTGGAGCGCCTGCTCGACGAGGCGTTCGGGGGCGTGATGAGCCGCGGACCCAACTGACGTAGATGCGCCGCCCGGAAAGGAGCGCCCCATGGATCAGACCGCCGACCGCGTCACCGTCACGGCCTACCGCGAGCGGTTCATGACGTGCGGTTCGTGCCGGGCTGCGGCGACCTCGCTGGTGCGCCTCGATGACAAGCCGTTCGCCACCGCCTGCCGGCGTCATGTCGACGTGTGGAAGCGGCGAGCCTCGGCTCGCCCCTGACGTAAGAAGCGCCGCCCGGATCGACCCCGGACGGCGCCGCACCAGGACAGAACTCCCAACCATGAAAGGACGTCCAGGTGACCCAACCGACCGTACCCGAGCCGTCCGGCTTCCGCGCCGTGGCCGCCGAGCTGTACCGCATCGCCGACAGCATCCGTGACCTGCCCAGCAGCCGCGAGAAGCAGTACGTGACCATCGCGTTCCTGCCGAGCCCGGCCGACGCGACATCCGACCAGAAGATCGCCGACGTCGACATGCTCGCCACGGCCATCCTCGACATGCCCGGCAAGACCATCGAGAACTCCCTCGGCCAGTGGATGCACGTCGCCCGCAGCGGCCAGAGTCCGGCCGGGGTGTGGATCACCGTTCAGGAGTCGGTCCCCAGCCCGCACGAGATGGAGCTGGAGCGGCTGCGAGCCCGGGTCGCCGAGCTGGAGTCGGCCGTCGAAACGCGCACCCTGATCGACGAGACCCCGACGGTCCACCTCGACCGCTACGGCAACCCGATCCCCGCCGACGAGATCTGCGTGGCCTCGCTGCACATTCCGACGCCCGGCGAGTGGTGTGGGTGGTGCGGCATGGAGGGCATGCGGTCGGGCCAGCACATCGAGGTGTCCGCTGCGGGCGACGGCAGCGGCTGTTCGGCGGAGTGCGCGTGTGGTGTGACGGTCAGGGGCTTCGACACCTGGGCCGAGGCGCGTGCCGAGTTGGGCCGTCACATCGCGGACGCGTCCACGGTCGAGCCGGTCGCCGAGGCCCGCTGATGGCCGCCGACCTGTACCGCGTGGTGGCGGGTGCGACCGTCAGCGAGCCGCTCACCCGCGACAAGGCGATGGCGAGGTTCGCGGACTGCGTGACGCTGCGCCTGGGCCGGGTGCGGGTGCTGCGGGATGCGGACTACACGCCCCCGAATACCGGCCTCTACCGCGGCGAGGCCGCCCGCCGTCCGTCGCCGATCCACTTCCAGCCGTCGACCTTGCGGACGCGGATGGCGTGTGGCGAGGAGCGCGATGAGTTGCCGTTCGTGCACATGGCGACGTTCCGGCTGGTCGACGTGACGTGCACGGCCTGCCTGGACGCGATCACCGCCGGATCGGTTGCGTCTCCCTGACCTGCGGTGCGGCGGGCCCCGACCCCCGTCTGCCGCACCTGCCGGGCCTGTTTCGCGGCCGGTCCCGGCACGGCCCGGGGTGCTGATCGCGCAGCACTCCGGGCCACCCCCGAACCTCGCACCTTCGCATCGACTTCGCAGGAGCATTCCATGACCACCAGAACCCTCGACCTCGACCTGCTCCGCCTCGGCAAGGGTGGACACCGCAACCCTGACGACGGCCTGTGCCTGCTCGAAGCCGTCGCCTTCATGGCCGGCGAGCCGCACTCGGACAGCCCCGCCTGCGTGTCCCCGGTCCTGGCCGATTTCGGCCGTGATCTGAACGACCGGCTCGACGACGACCGCCGCCAGCAGTTGAAGCCGCTGATCTCCCTGATGCCGGGTACTGCCGGTGACGGCTTGGATGAGGCGCGCGGCTATCTGGCGCTGGACTGGCTGATCCGCACGTACACCCCGGCGTGGCTGGATCTGGCGGGTCTGTCTGCTGAGGCGGCCGAGTTGCGGGCGCTACGGCGGATCGTGGATCTGGCTGCTGCGCAGGCTGCCGGTCCGGTGGTGCGTGCGGCCCGCGAGAAGTCGTACGCCGCTCGGGACGCCGCTGGGGCCGCCGCTGGGGCCGCCGCTTGGGCCGCCGCTCGGGACGCCGCTTGGGCCGCCGCTTGGGCCGCCGCTTGGGACGCCGCTCGGGACGCCGCTGGGGCCGCCGCTTTGGACGCCGCTTTGGACGCCTCTCGGGCCACCGCTTGGGACGCCGCTGGGGCCACCGCTGGGGCCACCGCTTGGGCCACCGCTTG